GACATTTGTGGTCTACGTGTACCAGCATTAAATAATGTAGGTGTTGCGTGAGTGTAAAAGTGTTGTGATAAGTCATCATAAATTCTTAACGCCATTTGTACATCACCTTTACAAATACCAACAGCAACCCTCATATACATATACTGAGGTCTTTCTACAATTCTATCACCAATTTTCAACAAGTACGAACGTTCTAAAGTTTTGAATCCGAAATAATCAAAATCCAAATCTCTATCCATATTAACCGCACTATCGATAACTTCTCTATTCTCCATTACAAAACTATAAACATTGTCAGAAATCAATGTTGACTCTTTACCTGTCTTAGGTTCAATAAAAGAATGTAGTTCTTTGATACACTGTGAAAACTTTCTTGGTGTTGATTTATGTAAATTAGACACTGCAATTCTACCCGCTAATTTAGCATAGTCAGGGTGAGTTGTGGTCATCTGTGCAGCAGTTTCTGCGGCTAATTTATCCAATTCGATTGTTGATATCCCATCATAAATTCCTTGAGTTACCTTTAAAGTAATATATGTTGGGTCAACGTATTCCATATTTAAATCGTGACATAAAGCACTAATACGTTTAGTTATTTTGTCATATCTCATTTCTTCTAATTCACCGTTCCTCTTTTTAACTTTCATTTTATATAAAAACTTTTAATTTTAAAAATCCATATCAGAAAACGCACTATCAAGTTCTTCGTCTGATTTATTATGTACTCCTGCTTTTTGATATTCAGCAACTCTTTTCTCAAAGAAATTTGTTTTACCTTGGATTGCAATGTTCTCCATAAAATCAAAAGGATTTGTGGCATTGTAAACCTTAGAACATCCTAAAGCAACCAACAATCTATCCGTTACGAACTCAAGGTATTGTGCCATCAAATCAGAATTCATACCAATTAAACGAACTGGTAATGCTTCAAGGATAAATTCTTTTTCAATTTCTAACGCTCCACAGATAATATCTTTAATCTTCTTTTCAGATAATTTATTTTCAATATGGTTATTGTAAAGATGACAAGCATAATCGCAGTGCATACCCTCATCACGAGAAATTAATTCGTTTGAAAAGGTAAGACCTGGCATTAAACCTCTCTTCTTTAACCAAAATAATGAACAGAATGAACCTGAGAAGAAAATACCTTCAACAGCTGCAAATGCAATTAATCTTTCAACAAATGTACCGTTGTCGATATAGTTCATAGCCCACTTTGCTTTCTTTTGAATAGCAGGGACAGTCTCAATTGCATTAAATAATTTATTCTGTTCTTCTTTGTCTTTAATATATGTGTCAATCAACAATGAATACGTTTCACTATGAATGTTCTCCATCATAATTTGGAAACCATAAAAGAATTTAGCCTCAGTGTATTGAACAGAATTAACAAAATTCGTTGCAATGTTTTCATTAACAATTCCATCAGACGCAGCAAAGAATGCCAATACGTGTTTGACAAAATGTTGTTCGTCATTGTTCAATTTATTTTCCCAATCTGTGATATCCTGTGATAAGTCTATTTCTTCAGCAGTCCAAAAACACGCTTCTTGTTGTTTATAAAGTTTCCATAAATCGTGATGTTCGATTGGAAAAAGGACAAATCGTCCAGGATTTTCTTGCAAAATCTTTTCAGTCATCGTTTTAGTTTTTTTTGATTAATTAATTAATATTTGTTTTTTTTCTTGGGTCTTCTTGTACACCTCCGCAGCTCTGTTAGCTCTTTCCTGTGTTTTTTGTTCTTCGAATCCAAGTAGGGTATTTTGACTATCTGTGTCAATGATTAACATTTCATTGTTAAATGTACAGTTTTGGAATATAACACCATCTCTACCAATACGAGATTTCAATAACGTCATAGTTGCCAAGTTGTGTTCTTTTTGTTCCATAGTTTTACCAACTGACATTACAACGTGTCCGATTTGTGCTTTTTTAATTGAACCACCCATTTGGTCTGTAGTTACAACTTCTGAAGAAATTGATTCACGATTACCCTGTGTTGCGGTCCAAATAGCAATATTAAATTCTGACGTCATTGATTCTAAACTTCTCATAATTGAACCTTCTCCTTTCCATTCTTCTCCAAAGGTAGACCTTTCTGGTGAAATACAATCAACATAATCAATTACTAACACATCAACAACAAATCCCTCAGAATGTAATTTTCTAATTTTAGATTTAATCTCTGAAATAGTTACAGAATCACTTGGCATTTTCAAAAGTTTTAATTTACCTTTTGAATTTTCCTCCATTTCTTTAACTTTCGCAATCACCTCTTCTTTTCTTTCGATTTGATTGTCAGGAGCAATCTCACTCCAAATTGTGTAGTGCTTTCTTAATATGTTAGTAACGTTATCTTCAAAGAATATTTGAAGTACGTTTTTACCGTCTGCGTGTGCACTATTTGCAATCTTAGTAAGTAATGTAGTTTTACCCGTTCCTGTAGGTGCTAATACAACACCTAACTCACCAATACCAAGACCACCCTTCAATAGATTGTCAATACCCACAATTCCCAATGGAATTGGAACTCTTGAGTCTTTTTCTAAAGCAGCAGATGGATTTTCAAACACGTCTCTGATATCGTCTGATGTAGCACCTACTTGTAATGCCTTTTGAATTATTTGTTCAATCTTTCTATACTCTTCAAAATCACCATTCTCAATAATCTTCTCAACAGTCTTAAGTTCTTTCTTTAATACCTGTTGTTTACAGAAATTCATTGCGGTGTCCATAATCCAAGACTCATTAGTTAAGTCGTGTTCTTGGACTCCTTTTAAGGTGTCCATATGGATTGAAGATGTAGTGTCTTTGTTATTCTCAACTAAGATTTTCTGAGCTAATGTTTCATAAGACGGCATCTCACCGTATGTACCATACAATTCTTTAATATTTTCAATAATATATCTGAAATATGGACCATCAAAGTACTTACTTTCAATTACATCAACAATAGTGACTGCAAATTTTTTGTTTTCAATTATTACCTTAATTAAGGATTTTTGGAAATTCTGACCAAGTTGACCAAAGTTTTTTTCACTCATTAGATGTATATGTTTATATATTAAAAATATTATTAAAGTTCATAACCCAAATAGGTAGTTTCAAGTTCATAATCTGACAAAACATCAGTTAACTCTGACAAAATTTTCCTAACTTTAGGTCTAACATCAACCGCGTATCTTGCCTTTGGGTGGTAAACGTGTGCGGGAAATATTCTTGAAATAAATACATCGTCATTTAACTTAACTTCCAATAAAAAGTACTCTTCTTTTTGTGGTTCGTTATCTTCCACATTCTCGTTAGACAAGAAATAATTTTGATTTTCACACATATAATCGGAACTTTTCATTTTCAAATCTTCTGCAATTTCGTCACAAATATTTTTCACTGTGTAGTGTAAATCTAGTGACCTTCTAGCCTGTGGATTATATCCCTTTACGTTAAAGAATCTTTGGATAATGAAATTACCTTCAAGGGTTAAAAGGAATTCAAATTTTGTTACATCTTGATTGTTCATTGTTTATTTTTTTTTAATTTAAAAATGTGTTTATTTTTTTCTTTTCTAGTTAATCTTAGGAATGGATTTAAAAATACTATCCATTTATCATCTGATTTAGGTAATAGGAGGAATATCCCGTCCTCCATCATCATTTTCATTGTGTTTTTATATGACCTCCCCTCGGTGTCCAAATTTTCATTTATTAATTGGGTGACTTGTGATTTAGATTCGTCATCTAAAAATGGAACATCTAAATTCACTATTCTATCATTGATGTCAAAAAATTCTTCTCCGAATACACCGTATTTGGTGACGCCGGTTAATAGATTTCTAACCAACCAATTATTTTTATCTTGTTCAAATAATAGGTTACCTTTTTCTTTAATTTCTGAAAGTGTGAGGGGTGTATGTTTTATCTCAGGAAAAAGAGATATGAGTCTTTTAATACCCATATTCTTTATCCCTGAAATATTGTCTGAAGGGTCACCACATAAAATTTTAATTAATTTTACATTTTCAATTAAAATTGTTTCGTGGTCGTATTCAATTGTATCCTTTGGTTTGTATAACTTACCGTGTGAAGGATTAAATAATTGAGTATGTTCATTAACAAGTTGTGCTAAATCTCTGTCTGAAGAATAAATAATCTTTTTTTCGTTAGGGGAGTTTTGAACATAGTATGCAATACAATCATCGGTTTCACAATTTTTGTATTCACCTTGTCTAACATAAAGTTCTTCAAGGTATTGTTTTATTCTTGTCCTTTGATAATTGTAATTATCAACTTCCTCTTCTGTTCTTAATCTACTTCGTCTGTTCTCTTTGTATTGATGATATATTTGTTTTCTTAGGATTGCGGAATCTTCCCCATCCCAAAACACTACAATTTTATCTAATTGATATATCTCAAACGCTCTTCTAAGAGTATTGATAAAATGATAAATTCCTCCAATATGTTTGCCTTTATAGTAATGGTTTTTGAGACCATAGAAACCAATCGTAAGTAAATTATCTCCATCAACAAGTAAAACGGACATTTAAATTTTTATTATAGATTACTCTTCTTCTGTTACAACTTGTACGTCTGCGATGTCTGTAACGTTAACACCTAATTGTTTACCGATATACTCACCATTGTCTCGTTTGTATTCTTCGATAGAACGTTTTTCTTCCGTATCGTCTTTACCGTGCATAAATCCTTGTGGAGTTACCAAGATACGACCATCCTCATATCCACCACCATTAATGTGGTTCTTACTGATTGAGATTTTAGTACGTGTTGCGATTCTGATTTTTCTCTTATCTTTAGTGATAGAGATTTTAGTAGTTCCCGCACCTTTTTGGTTACCAAATAAGAATACTAATGATGAGTTTAACCAAATGGCTTCACCACCTTTAGCTTTGATTTTTGGTTGTCCAAATGGATTGTCAGGTAATTCTACCCAAGGTTGGTTAACAATAACCAATGTACTTGTGTAAGGTTTGTCTGTTCTTCTTGAACCAGCAATTCGTTGGTTGATGCCCATACCAATCTTATCAGCTAAAACTGATGCGTTGTGTTGTTTACCACCTTTACCATCAAAAGTCATTTTACAAGGAACTGAACC